GAAAAACTAGTTGTAACTCGTGTCAACAATATTGGCTTGAAGTTCAAGCTCACTGAGGAGAGCCACAAGGAAACATTAGTTACGCTTGGCAACAAGGCGTATCTAATGAAGATTCCTATGCCAGTGTTCCTCGCAGCCTGGTATAACTGGCAAATGAAGGGAATGTTCATTCAGGATGCTTTTCATATGCTGAATGACGATGAACGAGAGTTCCTGATGACAGGAATTACTAGTGAACAGTGGAATGAAATCTTCAGCGAGAAGGAGGAGTAATGGCTGACCCTACTATTGTCCAGCGTGGTGTGCCTGTTGAGTTCACACACAATGGAAAAGTTGGATTCGGTATCTGCGCCAAGACTGGCAAACTTGGTGAGGAAATCGAAATCGAAACTACACACGGTATCGTTAAGACTTGGCATATCCTCGCATATGCTTGGGCTGGATGGATGCCGGAAGAAATCATCAAGATTTGGGAGAAGCACAATCCCACATCTGTTGATGACATGGCAGAATTCGAATAATGGACCTGTTACTCATCGCTATACTCGTTTCTCTATTAGTATTCCTAATGGAGATAACTAAGGGAGAAAAGAAATGACTAAAGAAGAACTGTTCCAAGGTGCAAGGGCTTACTATCTGGATATCCAGCGTGACATTCGGATGCTGGAGAAGATGTATCCCCAACTCAAGAAGAATCAGTTTAAGATGAGTGCTAAGGGTCGTAGGAATATCTCGAAGGGAATCAGAGCCTACTGGAAGAACCGCAAGGCTCAGGAGAAGGCTAATGGCAAAAAGTCGTAATCGTAGCCGTGATGCTAAGAAGCGCGCTGCTAAGAAGCGCAAGAATCGTGAGTATCAGGAGCGTAAGCGTGAGGAACTTGTAACTGTAGAGTGTCCTAAATGCCACGCACCTGCGCCCAAACTTTCTATTGAAAATAATGGGCAATGTTTGAACTGCTTTTTGGATAAGGGGAGATAAGGTGGAACAAGATAATCGGACTATCGGGGAGACAGATATCCACGAGATTGTGGATGTTCCCATGAGCGGTAAGAAGAATGTCATTATGGACAGTCAGATTCTTACTGCCGTGATGAGCTGTCCCTGTCTCACCAACTTTCGGTTCAACCATAACTTTATCTCACTGTCAGGGAAGTCTAACTCCCTGGAATGTGGGTCCATAGTCCATAAGTTTATGGAGACTTACTATGGTTCCATGATTAATGGAATGAGTAGAGATAAAGCCTTTGGATTCGGCATTACTTCTGCCGAACTATACATCCAGTCCTGTAAGGATTGCACAGGGTTTGTTCCTACCCCTGAGCTTCGCAAACCTGTATGTGGACACAGACCTGACGAGTATCCCGGTGTTCAGAATACTCCGAAGGATTCTGTGGAATACAAGACGGGCTGGCAGTTTGTTCTGGATACTTGTGATGAGTATCACAGATTCTATGCCAATGACCATTGGGTTCCACTTGAAGTAGAGACTGTGAAGGGTGAAGTTCTCTACGAAGATGATGAAGTTCGCATCTTGTGGAAAGCCAAACTGGACCTCACTTGTGATACTAATCAGGGTATCTACCCTGTAGACCACAAGACAATGAAGCAGCGTAGGGATACAATCTCCCTGAACAATCAGTTCATGGGACAGTGTATTCTTATGCGAACACGTAACGTGTTCATCAACAAAGTCGGCTTTCAGAAATCATTGAAAGCGGCAGAAAAGTTTGTGCGTGCGCCCATCTCGTATAGTGCCGCGCGCCTTCTTGAGTGGCAATCTGAGACTTTGCCATTCTACGCTAAGATGCTTCTCATGTATGCTGAGTCTGGTCAGTGGCCGCAGAACTTCAATCATTGCGAAGGAAAGTATGGTAACTGTAACTTCGTTGGAGTCTGTGAATCTGACCCCGGTATGCGTGAAGAAGAACTGAAACTTCACTTTATTGTCGGGCCTCAGTGGAATCCGACTAATGAGGATGACTGATGCAAGTCAAACTAGTTCGTCATACTATGCCCGGTAGACCGGATTGGGTTATCCTGAACGAGACTGTTCCACTTGGAACGATATATGAAGTAGTGGGATATGACCGGGATACTGTGCTAGTCAATGAGGAACTAAAAGAAGCCGTCCCTATGGATGCTTACCTCGTGATAGGTAACAACGATATGGGATGGCTTCCTACAGTCTGCTTTGAGACTGTGAAAGAGGAATCATGAGTGGCAAGAAGGTCGCCAATCACTTGCACCGATATAGGAAAATTAACTTGGGTGCTAATGGTAAACAGTTCTATGTATACCGTTGCACCAAGCCTGCCTGCTCACACTACGTTAGAATTGAGCTTGCTGAGGGTAAACTCTGTGAGTGTAACAAGTGTGGCGAGCCAATGATTATCACCAAGACTATACTCACTCATTCGAGTGGGAAACCTATGGCCCTACCTCATTGTCTGGGGTGTATCAAAAGAAAGAAGGCTGACGATGTGGACAGGATTAAGGAATATCTGGACGGAATTAAGACTCCGACTTAGTTCCATGAAGAAACCTTGGTTCTATGATAGGGTCAAGATGGAAAACATCAAGACGAACTATCTGATTAGAGAGGACACTAATGCCTAATCTCGGTGAGGTCAAAATGGACGCCTTGTTTACCATGCTCAAAGGTGAGCCGGGAACAAGGAAGTCTACTGCTGCGTTGTCATATCCGACACCGCAATATTGGTTCTCAATGGACCAAAAGATGGAAGCCTTAACTCTACCTGCAAAGCGTTGGGGAGTTAAGATGAATGAAGTTGACTTCGATGACTATGTAGATTGGGACAAGCCACGCGCTAAAATGGAACAACTACAGGTCAACTGTAAATACAAGACTATCATCGTGGATAGCGTCACTTCAAGTGGTGACGGTATGACACGACAAGTTAGGAAGGCAAAGCAGCAGGATAACTCAGGTAAGAAGATAGGTAATATTCCTGTCTCGGGCTTTGAGGAATTCAACGCTGAAGCCTCAGCCTTCCAAGAGATGATAGCTCTCCTCAAGGACATTCATAAGTTCCACAATGTCCATATTATTCTTATCGCGCATATCCTCGGTGCGCGTAAGGATAATGATGCTAACAAACTCACTCACCACTCGCGCATCATTGTCACTGGTGCGGAGAAAATCTCTGCGAAGATTGCAGCTTACATGACAGAAGTATATCACTTCAATGTCAAGCCTGCTTTTGAAGCAGACAAGGAGGGTCAATATGCGCTAATGACAGTCCATACAGGCAACGATTATGCCCGAACTTCGTTGCCACTACAACAGGAAATCGTGTTCAATAATGAGCCGTTGTATGACCGTTTCATACTTCCGGCAATCAACAAACTGAAGGCTGAAAAGCCAATAGAGAGGATTGTTACACAACCACAAACAACACCTCCAACACCGTTCACACCACAAACAATCAACAAGTAGGAGTGCAGACCAATGCCAGTTATCAGCTTTAGCGAACGTGACCTGATGCGTGGGAAGATTGTCACCCCGGCGTGGTATAGGGTGAGAATCGAAGGTGTGGGTGAAGCTCCGGCTAAACAGTCGGAGAAGGGGCCATCCACAAACTATCCCGTTGAAGCTACCATTCAGTTCAACGGTGACACTGGGGACACTGAGTTCAAGGGTGTTCCGCTGGATTGGAATTTCAATAGCAAGGCCATTGGTTTTGCTGTTGGATTCCTTCAGTCCTTCGGTGTGGACGTTAAGTCGGGGACGCGCTTCGACTTGAAGTCTGCTGAAGGTAGGGAAGTCGATGTGTTTGTGGAGAACGATACGTATCAGGGTCGCCTTGTCAACAGGGTGAACCACAAGTATCGGACTCCTCGCGCCGAAGTTACGGCGGTTAGCTAACTATTAACTACCTGTCAACTGTGCAGCTAAACCTATAACCTGCATGGTAGCTGAAGAATATGGTTACGGCCCTGTGTTACCGGCTGCACAACAGCAAAGGGACATATCATGAGTAACCAGAGAGTGTCTGAAATGAATGTGTGGATAAAGTGGCCCACACTGACAGGTGCATTAACTAGCAAGGAGTAATGAAATGGAACCGAAGGAAGAAGTTGTCGAGAATATGGACGATGTTTCCAAGGACGAGGAAACAAAAGACCTCGAAGATTCAGACGTTGATGAGGACGTTGAAGATGAAGATGAAGATGACGACCTCATTGATGATACTGGTGACGAGGACGATGAGGATTGAGACCCATTAGTATAGCCGGAATAAGTATCTGTGCTGGTGGGGAGTAATATCTACTGGGACCACTGGCGATTAGCCCAAAAGAGGCCAGAGGCTATGCTGATGGTAGGGCACCTGCTTAACGTGCCTTTAGTCTGATAACTATTGGACGTAAAATAACTAGCAGGTGCCCGCTTTTCATGAATAAGAGGACAAAATGTCTGATGAACAGCGAGTCATTGGAAAGATTATCAAAGTATCTGCGGGGGGATGGGGGTTCATTTCCTCCAAAGACATTAAGTTTACCCGTATCTTCTTCCACTGGACTTCACTCAAGCAAGATACCCTGAAGTTTCAGGAACTCAAGACTGGAATGAAGGTAGAGTTTACGCCAGTAGAGGTTGAAGGAAAGGGCTGGCGTGCTATTAAGATTAATGTCATTCCTCCACCAACAGGCTTGATAGAGTAATGACATTCAAAGAGCGTTATGACACCGAGACTACATGGCACGGTAAAGTAACCGTGATGGAGATATACCATCTAGCCATGTGCCAAAGAGTTAGAGGCTGGACTATCACTAATACAGCCGAACACTTTGAGTGTAGTATCGGACTAGTGAGTGAGAATCTACGCCTCGCACAATCAATTCACTCGGACCCTAAGATTTTGAAATGCGAATCGCGTCAGGAAGCCTTAAAGAAATGGAGAAAATGATGAAACTTCCAGTTGAGGTTCAGCAGGTTATTCAGGAATACGCTAATATGTATCCACTCCCTGTGAATAATGAGGAGGGTGCTTCTAATTGGACACACGCTCTATGTCAGCAGTTGAACTTCTCATTTCCATCAGCAGGATGGGGACATAAGAGTGCTGGTCCAGGCCGTCCACACTCTAAGGATGTAGTTTGCACAATGAATCCGTTTATCGGATGGGATGTTGTGCTGGCTGCTGGTGGTCCTAACCCTACACTACAGCTTAATGGAGATAGTATTGACCTGTCAGGTCAGATTTTCGAGCCTGTCTCTCCTGTAGACTATCTTGGTTCTACTCCTCCTCCGCCTCCCAATCCTCCAACTGATATCGAAGCAAAGCTGGATTACATTATCCAGATGATGCAGAAGTATCACACTGAGGAAATGGACGCTATTACGGCTCCTCGCGTTACAAGGATGGGCTAATGAAATACGTTCCCGGCTGTGGCTCTATTGGAGCCAAACTAATGATACTTGGAGAAGCTCCCTCCACACAAGAGACAGCCGCAGGTCTACCTTTTGTTGGTCCATCCGGCAAAGAGTTAGACAGGTTACTATATGATGCTGGAATTCATCGTAGTAACTGCTGGATATCGAATGTATGTAAATACGAAGTGCCCCCGAATGAGGGAAAGAAACGGATACCTTTCCCCATTCGGGCGCGCAATATCGGTATTAATATGGAGGAACAACTCCATGACCTACAGGAAGAAATTAACCAGATTAAGCCAAATTGTATACTCGCACTTGGAGGAACTGCTCTGTGGGCTTTATCGGGTAAGACTAAGATATCGGACTTTCGTGGAAGTATTATGCACGGTATGGGTGTTAAGTTTGTTCCTACTTATCATCCAGCTCATCTACTACACCAGTCTACAGGAGCAGAGTTCAAGGGGTATTGGAATAGGCAGGTAATGATATTTGACTTTAAGAGAGCCAAGTATCAATCTTCTTTTCCCGATTTAGTTCTGCCCTCACGAGCATTAGAAATCTGTCGCAACTCAGCTCAACTAGCAGAGTTCCGTAACCGATATCGTTCGCAAGCGAACATGGCGGTAGATATTGAGGCCAATGGAACTTGTATTCCTGTTTGTATTGGACTGGCTCTATCCAAACATCATGGAATGGTAGTCCCCCTCTGGAACTGTGAGGATATATCACATATACCAGATAGTGACATGGTTCAGATGTGGATTATTCTCGCGGAGATGCTATATGAAAAAAGTATTATCGGACAGAACTTTAATTACGATAGAGATAAAATCAAGCGACTCGGATTTGTTATCCGACACCTTGCAGCGGATACAATGCTCAAGGCGCACGCCATTAACCCTGAACTTCCCAAAGGCTTGGCGTTCAACACTAGTCTATACACCGAAGAACCCTTCTACAAAGACGAAGGGATGTATAAAGGTTCAATATCTGACCTCCTCATCGGCTGTGCCAGAGATGCTTGTGTAACCTTTGAAGTTAATGAGAATATGGACCAAGACCTAGATGAACTAGGTCAACGTCCATTCTTTGAGAACTTCCTAATGAAACTTCCTGACCTCTATTGGAGTATAGAGAGACAGGGAATGAGAGTAGACCCCGCGCTTCGAGATTCACTACTCCGTAAGTATGTGGAGTGGGATGAAAGGACGCGATATGAGTTATTCAAACTCGTTGGCACGGAGATTAACGTCAACTCTCATACACAAGTGGGGACACTTCTTTGGGATAATCTCAAGCTCCCTCGCAAAGATACGACGGGGGAAGAAGATATTACAGCCCTGCTTAACAGTCCAACTGCCGTTAAGAAACCTGAACATAGGCGAATCCTTGAGCTTATTCTTGAGGGTAGACGTGTCAGAAAATCTATTTCCACTTACCTCATGGCGCTCCCAGACTATGACGGTAGGATGCGAACTACTTACTTCCCCTGTCTTGATACTGGTAGAACTTCTACCGGACAGCAAGACCCTCCAATCAGACCCCTCGTCGAAGTAATAGATGAGAATGGTAAGAAGAAACAGAAAGTTCTTGGCACCGCATTTCAGACCATGACTAAGCATGGTGATATCGGTGCTGACATACGCGGTATGTATGTGCCTGATTCTGAGGAGGAGATATTTATTCAAGCTGACTCATCACAAGCGGAGGCTAGAGTCGTAGCCTTACTTGCTAATGATGAGGACACACTAAGGATGTATGATGAA